GACTTGGTAGACCGTATTAAGTACACATCTTCACAGACAATCACAACCGATATGCTCGCGGCAATGTTCGACATTCCTCGCGTAATGGTTGCAAAGGCTGTTAAGGCTACTAACAACGAAGGTGCATCTGAGGCTTACGGCTTTGCTTTTGGCAAGGGCGCACTCCTTACACATGTTGCTCCAAATCCAGGACTTCTTACACCATCAGCGGGTTACACATTCGCTTGGACAGGTGTTTCAGGTGGTCTCGGACAAATCATCGGTACTTCACAGTTCCGTATGGAGTCAATCAAGTCAGACCGCATTGAAGCGGAAATGGCGTTTGATAACAAGGTAATCGGAGCAGACCTCGGTTACTTCTGGAACACAATCGTTGCATAATTAAGTTGAGTGAAGGGGAGGGTCTGAAAAGGCTCTCCCCTTCTTTCTTAGAAAAGGAAAATAAATGCCTCAAGTAAATCGTATTTCTCGCGGTGAAGTTTCAGTTGGTGCTATTCAAGGCTCAACTGGCGACATGGTGTACGGACTAGATTTCGGTACAGCATCAGTAGACCCTGCTTCAATCAACGCGACAACTCGCGGTTCAGTTACTTTCACTCTTACAGGTGCTAAGACAACTGACATCATTATCGTAAACCCACCAGCAGACCTAAATGATGATTTGATTTTCTGTGGAGCGGCTGTAACAGCGGCGGACACAGTTTCAATTTATCTTTACAATCCAACTGGTTCAGCAATCAATGACACAGCGCGTACATTCTCGTATGTGTGGATTGATATGACTGCGTAATGAAAGCAGAGATTCTTAAAAATATGGTGGTTGATGGTCGCCTATTGAAATCTGGAGACATCATTGATGTCAAGGGATGGAAACACGCAAAGGCTCTCAACAGAAGCCGTTATATCAAGATTCTTGATGAAGTAGTAAAGCCAAAGGTAGAAGCGAAAGCCGAGCCAGAGGTTGAAGCAGTTGAAAAACCAACGGCGAAGAAAACAGTCGCCTCCAAGTAATCGGAAAGGGGGTGATTCAGTAAAATGAGTCACCCTCTTTTTTTCTAAGGGAGCATCATGGCAATTACACACGAACGCGTATCAGTAGGCACAACAGCCACACAAATTTCTTCTAACTATGCTGGTAAAGATGGTCAGACTGTCAATGTTCAGAATCCAAGCGGAGGAGCAACTGTCTACCTCGGTGGAGAAGGCGTAACTACTACAAGTTACGGATTCCTTCTAGCGGCTGGAATCTCTTTTTCAGTTGAAATGCAAGATGGTGAAAAACTTTACGGCGTGGTTGCTTCAAGCACACAGACCGTAAATGTACTTCGTCAAGGCGCTTAAATCATGGCATTACCAGCATCTCTTTCAACCGTAACGGTTGCTGGTACCTATGTGGATTTACTAGGCAACCCAGTTCGAGGCTCAATCACTATTGAACCTCAGACTATTTTGAAAGAAAAGACCTTGAATGTCCACATCATGCCAGTTCACATCGTTAAGACTTTAGATGCGACTGGCTCTTTTACAACCACTTTGCCAGTTACTAGCGATACAGATGTAATGCCTCAACCATTCATTTACACAATAGTTGAGAACTTTACCTCTGGTCGTACATTTCAGATTGCCCTACCTCTCTCAGTTGCAGGTACCACTCAGAACCTTGCAGACCTGCTTACAGCCCTTTCTGAAGCAGATGCCACCGCTTATGTATCTGTGGATGCTTACCAAGGTCTATTGACCCGCTACAACAATGCAAGCGGTAGGAGAGAGATTGTGGTTAATGCCGCTACATACGAAGGCAATGCTCTCGCCTATGCAACAGAGGCTTCAAACTCAGCAAGCGCAGTTGCCAATTTTACGACTAATCAGTTGATGATGATGGGAGTCTAAGATGGCTGAACCGTATGTACCCATAGCCGAATACACCGCTTCAAACGCCCTTCTGACTGAGTTGGAAGTGGCTACAGATGCCTCAGCGACCAACGCAAGCGCTCTTTCAGCGGCTACTGCAAGCGCTCTCACTTCAAGGAATACAGCAAATTCCTATGTGGCTGAAAAATTTGATTTGTTCTTTTTGGTAGGTGCCTGATGGCTCTCGGTCCAAATTTAACCACGGTTACCATCACGGGTAGTTATGTAGATTTTGAAGGCAACCCAATTGAGGGTCAGATTCGATTTAGCATTTCTGAGGTGTTGCGTAACGGTACAGATGACCAGATGGTAGCCCCATCCAGCGTTGTTGTGCCTTTGAGTTCAGGTTCCTTTTCGGTTGCTATCCCAGCAACAAATGACCCAGATGTAGTTCCAAATCCTTTTGAGTACACAGTTGAAGAATCATTCCCAAATGGTCGTACCTATGCAATCAGCATCCCTTACACCACTTCAGGGTCATTAGATTTAGCAGATATTAGCCCCGACCCAGCCTTGTCTGAAAGTTATGTCGCGGCTGTAGACCTTACTTCTTGGAATACCCTTGAGTCCAACATTACTGCTTTAGATGCCTTGATTGACCAATCAGTAGATAAGTTCCCTGCCTCTGGTCAGTATTGGTACATTGATTCTGCCTACTCAACATATACAGCACTAGATACAGCCTTTGCTACATACACCGCTCTCACCGCGGCTACATATAACATCTCAGGTGAGGACATCACATCATTCGTAACCTCAGCGCAGGGTTACGCTTCTTCAGCATCATCAAGCGCTACAACAGCCCAAAATAACTCGGCTGGTACTATTAGTCCATTATTACTCATCGGAGGATAACCGCATGGCAACTACTTACAAGGTTCTTGGGCAATCAAACCCATCAGCCACTACCGCCACGACTCTTTACACCTGCCCTGCATCTACACAGACGGTTATCTCAACCATCACCATCTGTAATCAGGCTGGCACAAGTGGCACATATCGAATTGCAGTACGCCCAAATGGAGCGACTTTAGCGACTGAACACTATGTCGTTTATGATGCAACAATCCAAGCCAATACAACTACGGCTTATACCCTTGGTCTTACTATTGATGCTTCAGATGTAGTAACTGTCTACGCATCAACAACAAGTTTCTCATTCAGCGCGTTCGGAAGCGAGATAGCATAATATGGCAATTACCACCAATGGTGGCGCAGGAGTCACCGCAGATGCAGTAGCCACATTAACTAATAAGACTTTAACTGCTCCAGTAATTAGCGATGCAACTTTCACGGGCGCTCAGGCTGGTCTTGAGATTAAGTTCGGAAATAACATCGTTCTTGAAGGAACAACCGACAACGCTTTTGAGATGACTCTCTCAGGTGGAGACCCAACCGCTGACCGTACAGTTACCCTTCCAGATGTCACAGGCACAGTAGTAACAACTGGAAATCTAACAGCCATCACAACCCTTACTAGCCCAACAATTACTGGCGCAGTATTTAATGACGGTTCAGTTGTATTTGAAGGCGCTACCGCAGATGCTTTTGAAACAACTTTAGCGGTAACAGACCCAACAGCAGACCGCACAATTACTTTCCCTGATTCAACAGGAACAGTTGCTCTGACCTCAGACATCACAATCACAGGCTCATCTAAGTTGTCTGCTTTTGCGGCTACAACATCTGCTGAACTTGCTGGAGTTATCTCAGATGAAACAGGAACAGGCGCTCTAGTCCTTGGAACAAGCCCAGTTCTTACAACTCCAATTTTGAAGTCGCCAGAGGAGCGCTTAACTGTAACTGCTACAGCGGCGGCTTCAACAGTTCAGTTTGATGCTCTCACACAGGGCGTTCTTTACTACACATCAAATGCCACAGGTAACTGGACACTCAATGTTCGCGGGGATGGGTCAAACACCCTTAACTCTGTACTAACCACAGGCGATTCAATCACTATCGTTTTCTTGGTTACTCAGGGTTCAACTGCTTACTACTCAAATGCTTTCACAATTGACGGAACTTCAGTTACTCCTAAGTACATCTCTGGAACAGCATTTAGCGCAGGAAACGCATCCTCGATTGATTCTTATGTTTACACTATTATCAAGACAGGAAGCGCAACCTTCACGGTACTCGCCTCACAAACTAAGTTCGCGTAAGGGAGACGGCTGATGCCAATTATTGCTGGTCGCGCTTCTGCGGCTTATGGTTCTGGATTCGGTAAAGCGCCAAGTGGTTCTGCTTATGCTGGTCCATTCGGTGCTTATGATGCTTTGGCTACCACTACGCTTTCAAGCACAACTAATTCAGTAATTTTTGCGGGTATTCCTAGTGAATATCAGCATTTACAGTTGCGAGCAATCAACCTATCAAGCGGTCAAGACAATTATTTGGCAATACGATTTAACGGTGATGCTAAAACACATTACACGGTAAACCAGTTCGATGCGAATGGCACCACACTAACATTTAGTGGAACCATTGATTACACGATAGCGGGCGCTGGATACACGGCAGATGCAACATATCCAGCCATAACAATTTACGATATTTTTGATTACTCCAATCCTAACAAGATGAAAACCACTCGCGCAACAGGCGGAACAAGTAGAAATGGCTCTTTGGCGTATATGGGTCTGATAGGTTCTGCTTGGAGACAATCAAACCCTATTCAGCAGATAGAAATTTTCCACGGCAATATCGCTGGTGGAAAAGTATTTAATGCTAATACACATTTTGCGCTTTATGGAGTGAGATAATATGAGTACAAATACTTATGTGGAACTTAAAACTGAAACAGTAGCAGTAGCAACTTCATCAGTTACATTAGACCTAACAGGAATCACAGGCTATACAGACCTACGCATTAGTTTTATTGGACAGGCAGGTACAACTGCAAACAATATCTATGTTCGTTTCAACGGTGATACTGGTAATAACTACTCTATGTTGTACTTTTTTGGTTCTGGAAGTGCTGGTACATCAGGTGCAACATCTAATACTTCAAACATCTATGCTTCAGGTTTAGGTACAACTCCCACTTTATTAAATATGGATGTTATGAACTATGCAAACACCTCAACCTACAAGGGTTGTATTCAGCGCGGTTCTGCACCTGACGGAACAGTAGCAACTCTTGGTATGTGGCGTGGCTCAACTGGGTCGGCATATCAAGCAATTACGAGTATTACATTGCTTACTGATAATACTTTTGCCGTTGGAACTCGTATTTCTTTATTTGGTATTAAAGCGTGGGCGGCTGAAACAACTACTAAAGCAACTGGTGGATATGTTTATTCAGATGCAACTCATTGGTATCACGCATTTCCATATTCAGGAACTTTCACACCTAACCAATCAATAACCGCCGATATTTTAGCGATAGCAGGTGGCGGTGCTGGCGGTGCAAATGTTGGTGGTGGAGGTGGCGCTGGAGGTATTCTTGGTTTTGCATCTCAATCCCTAACCGCAACTAATTACACCGTTACAGTCGGTGCTGGCGGAGGCGGTTTTGCGGAGAACGCATTAAGAGGTAATTCAGGAAGCAACTCACAATTTGGTGGGCTTACGGCTGTAGTTGGCGGCGGTGGAGGTGGTTCTCTTGGAACTACATCGCGCAACGGTGCTAACGGTGGTTCTGGTGGTGGTGGTGCTACAGGTTTTGATACAGGTACAGGTGGAACTGGTGGTTCTCAAACATCAGGTCAAGGTAATGCTGGTGGTAATGGCGTAAGTGGTTCTAACGGTCAATACCTAGCCTCTGGTGGTGGTGGTGGTGCTGGTTCGGCTGGCACGGCAGGAAGCGGAGTTGGAAATAGCGGGCTAGGCGGTAATGGTGGAGATGGTGTTAATACCCTTCCTGCATCTATTGGTGCGTTAGAAAATTGGGTCAAGGCTACTGGTTTTGGTAGCGGTGGTTATTTTGCAGGTGGTGGTGGTGGCGCAAGTGGTGAAGCCAATGACTTTGCTAATAGCGGAAACGGCGGTCTCGGCGGTGGCGGTGAAGGCGGAACATACCTAGCAAAAAACGGTGGAACTGGAGTTCAGCACACAGGTAGTGGTGGCGGAAGCGGTGCTAATGGAACCGATACTGGTCAAGGCGGTTCAGGTCTTGTTATTGTTCGCTATTTGAAGGCGTAAAGGAGATAAATAATGCCTCAAAATTATGTACTTCTAGATAGTATTTCGCTAACAGTTGATACCGCATCTGTTGTTTTTGATAACTTGCCTACTTCTGGTTACAACGACCTAAAAATTGTTATGTCTACTCGCACTTCGGGAGTGTCTAGCGGCACTTCAACTTATCAAGAGCGAGCAAACATTGTTTTTAATGGTAGTTCAACTGGGTATTCGGAAAAATGGTTGCAGGGAGAAGCGGCTAATACCGTAAACTCTGGTAATGCTTATTTTGGCATTACAAATAAAGGTCTTGCTGGAACGACAGTACCTTCCGACTGGAGTACAAACGCAAACATAAACGCCTCTATGTTTAACAACGCTGAAATTTATATCCCAAATTATCGCTCTGCAACAACAAACAAAGTTTGGTCGGTAGATTGTGCTTCGCCAAACAACTCCTCCACTCGTCAGTCTCTAATGATGGCTTATTGTTTATGGGCAAGCAATGATGCAATTACATCTATAACTCTTTCTCCACAGGCTAACTCTTGGGTGGCTAATAGCACTTTCTCACTTTATGGTTTAGCATCAGTAGGAACCACACCATCAATAGGTCCTCTTGCAAGTGGTGGAAATAGAATTTCTACCGATGGTACTTATTGGTATCACGAATTTTTAGCATCTGGAAATTTTGTTCCTTTCAAAGCATTGACTTGTGATTATCTTGTTATTGCGGGAGGAGCAGGTGGTGGTAACAACTACGGTGGTGGTGGTGGAGCGGGAGGCTATCGCTCAACAGTTGGAACATCGGGCGGTGGAGCATCTGCCGAAACTGCTCTTTCACTTAGTACAGATGTTAGATATATAGTTCAAGTTGGAGCAGGTGGCGTTGGCGTTGAAGGAAACGCGGGTAATAACGGAACTGCATCTATTTTCTCTACTATTACTACCGTTGGTGGTGGAACTGGTGGTGGTCCAGGAATTAACGGTACTGAAGGCGGTTCGGGCGGTGGCGCTGGAGGCGCAAGTTCTGGTTCTGGCGGTGGTGGTGCTGGTACTACAAATCAAGGTTTCGCAGGTGGCGGTAGATTTGGACAAGCGGCAGTTGGTCCCGCAGGTGGCGGTGGTGGTGCTGGTAGTGCTGGTACAAACGCTACTTCATCACAAGGCGGAGCAGGTGGTAATGGTGTGAGTTCATCTATTACGGGAACTGCTGTCACTAGAGCAGGTGGCGGTGGTGGTGGCGTAATTACTGGAACTGGTGGCGCGGCTGGAACTGGTGGCGCTGGTGCTGGTGTATCAGGAAACAATAAAGGTGGCAATGCAGTTACAAACACAGGCTCAGGTGGTGGCGGTGGCGGTGAAGGCGCGGCGGCTCGCGGTGGTAATGGAGCATCGGGAATTGTTATCGTTCGTTATTTAGCAAATAGTTAAGGAGATATAAAAATGTCACATTGGGCAGAAATAGATGAGAACAACATTGTTCTCCGTGTACTCGTTGGGAATAACAGCGAGCCAGATGAAGGCGAAGCCTTTGTAAATAGCCTTGGCGGTACTTGGGTTAAGACCTCATATAACGGCAACATCCGCAAGAATTATGCGGGGGTTGGGATGTCTTATGATGAAGGGCGCGATGCGTTTATTGCTATAAAGCCACACGCTTCTTGGACTCTAAACGAAGAAACTTGCCGTTGGGAAGCCCCAGTTGCTTATCCAACTGACGGTATCATGTACGAGTGGGATGAAGAAACAACCGATTGGAAGGCAACCGTAAATGAGTGATGTACCTAAGAAACTTGTAGTGAATGTAGCCGATGGCACATCTACATACATTGATTTAACACCTACCGAGATTGCTCAACGCGACCAAGATGCGGCGGCTCATGCCGAAGAAAAGGCTGTTCGTGAAGCCGAGGCTGAAGCAAAAGAGGCTCTAAAGGTATCTGCTAAAGCAAAATTAGTTGCTGGTGAACCTCTTACCGCTGAAGAAGCCGCAGTTCTCGTAATTTAATTATCCAATAGGAGTATAAAATGGCAGGTACAACTACTAAGGGTCTACGCTATCCAACAGCGGGAGACAACCCTGCCGTTCATACCGATATTCAAAACTTGGCTACAGATGTAGATACCGAGTTAAATGATTACGCCCTTCTCTCTGGAGCAATCTTTACTGGCAATATTCAAGTTCCCACCGAAGTTGCCTTTGAGGGCGCTACATCCAATGGGTTCGAAACTACTCTTACAGTAGTAGACCCAACAGCAGACCGAGTAGTAACTATCCCAGATGTAACAGGAACAGTTATTACGACTGGAAACCTGACTGGAATTACAGCGCTGACTTCTCCAACAATCAGCAACGCAACCTTTACTGGTCAGCAAACAGGGCTTGAGTTGGCTTTCTCTCAGAACATCGTATTTGAGGGAACCACAGCCAACGCTTTTGAATTAACACTTTCAGCGGGGGAACCAACAGAAGATGTAACCGTTACTCTGCCTAATGAGTCGGATATTCTTGCAACTCAGAACTTTGTTCGTACATCCATGTTATTCCTTGGCGGTATGTAATGACTTTTACATACTCAGGAGACCCGAGTACATCGGCTCGAAATTATGTTCGGTTTCTTCTTAACGATACAGATTCAACTGATGCTCTATTCTCAGACGAAGAAATTTCTTATGTTCTAACCGAATGGTCAAATGATTCTTATGAAGCGGCGCGTGAGTTGGCTGAAATCCTTATTGCTCGCTTTGCCCGTCTAGCCGATAGCACCTCAAAGAGCGTTGGCGATATTTCAGTTTCCGAGTCTTTCGGCTCAAAGGTTACGCACTACAAAGAGTTGGCTAACAGTTTAGCCCTACGCAAGATGCGTAAATCTCCTCCTAGCCCATGGGCTAAGACAGATGCTTTGAAATCTACGGATGACCGTACTACTAACGACTTCAACACAGACTTTGTAGTTGGTCAGATGGATAACCCAAACTCTTTCTACGAAACACGCATCGTAGAGTAGGGGTGTAGCCATGGCAGATGCTATCTACAACAAAGTCGCTGAGTTTATGACCGATACTGTGGTCTTTACACCCAAGGCATCAGTTGATAAATACAACAAAGTTACTTTTGGTGCTTCTAACACAAATGTTTCGGCTACGGGTCGCCTTGTCTACGACACAGTTCGAAGTCGAGATGTACAGGGAGTTGAAGTTGTAGATATTGGTCGTTTCATAACAAAAGGTCCTCAGACAACAATTACCGTATCTCACAGAATGGTAGTCGGAAACGACACATTTACCATCAACGCAGTTGATAACATCGCAGACGAAAACGGAGCGCATCACACCGTCATACGCTTTGGTAGATAACCATGGCTCAAACATTCACATTTGAACTAGAGGGCGCTAAAGAGTTACGCAATATGCTTGAGGTGTCTGGAAAAGATGCTGGCAAAGTAGTCGGGCAAGTAATCCTTGAAGAAGCCAATATGATTTTTGCTAAAGCCATGATTTTGACCCCTATTGATACAGGCGCTTTGCGTGGCTCAGGTGGAGTCTCGGCTCCAATGAATATGCCTCAAGGCATCGGAGTTGATATTTTCTTTGGCGGTCCAGCCGCTCCATACGCGATGTATGTCCATGAGATTCTAGGAAACTATCACAATCCGCCAACTCAGGCTAAGTATTTGGAGCAACCTTTTATGGAGAGATTGCCAGAGATTCAGCAAAATATGGCTCGGCGTATCATTGACCTCATTAGAAAGAACGGAGCAGTCTGATGCCAACAATTCTTGAATCTATAGGTGATTACCTACAGAACACCTCAAGCGCTTTCGGCGCACACACTTCTAAGGGAACTTTGGGAACCACCTTATTTCTAGGTACTTTGCCAGAGTCTCCAGATGTATGTACGGCAGTCTTTGAGAACTCAGGCACTCCACCAGCCTTCACGATGGGTACGGGCGGAATTGCAATTGACTATCCGATGCTTCAAGTTATTTGTCGGGCAGGTCGTGAAGATTATCCAACGGCGCGAGATGCGGTTGAGGACATTCGAAACTTGCTTGCTTCTGTAACTGATGCCACAATTTCAGGTGTTAATGTTTTACGGATAGAACCAATGGGTAGTGTTAATCCATTGGGGATAGACCCAAAACAGCGACCACTACTATCGGTGAATTTTCGATGTCTAGTGAGGAAGTAGTACAGGAGCCAACGGCTCCCCAAGAGAGAGTGGTAGACCCGTATGGCAGAAACGCAACGACAGACGAGTTCCAAAGGTGCTGGAAATGCGACAGACTCCTCTTTGAGTCGGCTACGCGACCATGGAGTATCCGATGTCCTAGGTGCAAGTCAAAAAATAAATCTGGATGATTTTACCTCTAAGTTAGACTCCCTCAATGGAAAAAAGACCTTGCCTGGGCATGAGTGCGCGATGGGTAAATTGATGAGAGAGTTGCCTGAAGCCTTCTCGTCAAAACTTATGGAAACTCTTAAGAATCCTGCAATTGAAGGAACCGCAATAACAAAGGTTCTTGCTGACTTTGGGTTCGAGATGAGTTCGAATGTTGTTCGCCGTCACCGCCGTAGGTTGCAAGGCTTAGACGGATGCAAGTGTGAAAAATGAACCTAGATGATGCTCTTGAGAACTTATTAAAAACAACAGAAAACAATACGACTCAACCTATGGAGTCGCGCAAAAGAAGCGCTGAATGGACTCCTGGGGTTTCTTGGGATGGCAATGAAGGCGTAGTAACCACAGAACCAATGGTGGGCGATTCTCACCCAGATTGGTCAGGAGTTCTTCGTATCTGGGGTCTCGACCCCGATAACTTCGCTGTTGTCGAGCCTGTCCTTTTCAATGTGTGGGGTAACGCCGAAGGTGCGCTGAACCGCCAATGGAAAGGAAAGGTCGTTCGTAAAGGGGCTAAAGAACGCGCCGATATAGACCATTTGATTCAAGAGATACGAAAGCATAAGCCCAGAGAAAGAAAGCCACTCATTGAAGGTAGCGCCAGTTTAGTTGTAGTTGCCGCTGATTGGCAGGTCGGTAAGAAAGATGGAGATGGACTTAAAGGTTTAGTTGGTCGCTGGCTCCAAGCCATTGACGATGTTGAAGCCCGATACAAAGAGTTGAAAAAGATGGGCAGACCCATTGAATCCATAACTGTCCTTTGCCTTGGTGATTTAGTTGAAGGTTGTGATGGACATTATGACATCCAAACTTTTACCGTGGAAGTTGATAGACGAGACCAAGTAAAGATTGCTCGCCGTCTCCTTAGAGATGCCCTAATCCGCTGGTCTAAATTTGCTCCTGAAATCACAGTTGCGGCGATTGGCGGAAACCATGGCGAAAACCGTAAGAACGGAAAAGCCTTTACGACTCTCAACGACAATGACGATGTAGCCCTAGTTGAGTCCGTTGCTGAAATCTTCCAAGCCAATCCAGAGGCTTACGGGCATATCAAGTTTGCTATCCCAACCGATTCTCTATCGCTAACAGTTGAAGTGGGAACAAAAATCATCGGAATTACTCACGGGCATCTGGCTCGCGCTGGGGCTGGAGTTGAAGCCAAACTTCGCAGATGGATTGCTGACCAGACACTCGGGCGCAATAAAATCGGAGATTGCGATATTTTAGTGACTGGTCATTATCATTCACTCAAGATGGCAGATTGGGGTGGAGTCAAGTGGCTCCAAGCCCCCGCGTTGGATGGAGGAAGCGTATGGTGGAGTCAATCAACGGGAGAAACTGCGGATGTGGGAGTTCTGACCTTTGTTGTGTCGGAGCGGGGGATAACAGACCTCCAACTGCTTCAATGAATGACCCTAGAGACTTAGCCCTATATGCGGCTGAACTCGTCTCTGGAGACCGTCAAGAGGCTTATGGACACCCTTTGGATAACTTCACTAGGGCGGCTCAAATCTGGAGCGCTATCCTCGGTATACAGGTTACAGCCGAGCAGGTGAGCCTATGTATGGTGGGAGTCAAGATTGCCCGAGAAGCCCATATCACCAAGCCCGATACGGTGGTAGATGGCATCGGATACTTCCTGACTTTAGCGATGATTCGAGAAGAACGCGCTCGCAGGGAGTCTTGATTATTTAACCCCAGTTTGATATACTTATGTTGTCGGAAGGAGACAGCATGAGAGAGTTCAGAATCTCTGAAGTTAATGTTGATAAGACTCTTATCAGAGCGCAAAAGATTGCTCAGCGCGGTCAAAAGCAAGGGTTATCTGGCGGTTTCAAAGTCAGCATCCAAGAGCGCGTTGAAGAAATCAAGGGCGTTGAGTTCCAGTATCAGGTCTTGGTGATTGAAGGCGAACCACTCAAGTATCAGGGTTGGGAATTCGTAGGCGTTGCTGAGTTCATTGAGGAACAAATCATCCTTCACGGCATCTCAGAAGAAATCTCAATTCAAGCATCCGATGTTAAAAAGGGATATTGCGACCATTGCCAGAAGGTTCGTAACCGTGGCAAGGTTATCTTCGTCAAGAACGAAGAAGGAAAGTTGAGTCAGGTCGGCTCAAGTTGCGTTAAGGACTTCATCGGCTGGACTTTCTACGCGAGCGCTTTAGTCACAGAGCAAGACTTTGAAGATGAGTTCGGTGGCTGGTCAGGCGGAATCTCCGCGATTAGCACAGAGGCAATCATCGCTCACGCTATCTTGGCAGTTAAGAAGTTAGGTTATGTGAAGGCATCTGAGGGAGTCTCCACAAAAGACTTGGTGTGGGGCGTTCTCAAGAACATCAACCAATACAACGAAATCTGGGCAAAGAATGAAATCGGTGAGGCTGGAGAGGCTGAGTATGCAAAGGCTCGCCAACTTATCGAGTGGGGCAAGAACTTCCAAGGCGAGAGTTCATACGCTCAGAATGTTCGCTCCGTCTGCCAGTTAGGATTCCAAAAGGATTCAACAGTCGGTATCGCAGTTAGCATCGTCAAGGTTGAGGCTAACGAGCGTGAGAAGGCAGTCGTTGAAAAGGTTGAATTCAAGAAGGAGCAGTTCGCTGAGACAGGCGCAAAGGTCGAGGTTGAGGTAACCGTGGCTGGCTCCAATACTTTCGAGACACAATACGGCTGGACAACATTGTTCACTTTCGTAAACGAGGGTGGCTACCAGTTCAAGTGGTTCTCATCCAGCGGTGGCAATGTTGAAATTGGCGATAAGGTCAAAATCAAGGGAACAGTCAAGGGTTCAGATGAGTACAAGGATGTTTACTCAACAGTTCTTAC